TGAATTGACAGCACCTAATTGGGATGATGACCCTGATTCATATCAAAATACACAATTGTCAAATCCAGTGAACGATACAACTATCGGTCAACGTAAAAACGAAGGTATTGTACTACGTACACGTAGTGGTGCTCAGTTCTTACTGTCAGAAGACCAAGGAAATGTATTTTTGATTAACCGTGATGGTACAGCACGATTTGAAATGACTCCTGATGGACAAATTACTGTTCACTCAGACAAGAGTATTACTATTCGTACCGATGAAGATTTCAACCTTACTGTCGCACGAGATATGAACGTTGAAGTTGGTGGGAACTATAACATGAAGGTTCAAGGTGCTACTAAGTTAGATCTAGTAGGAACCTTAGATGCTAAAGTGGGTGGTCAAGTTGTCATTAATACTGGTGCTGATTTACGTTTAGTAGCAGCAGCAAGTATTCGTGTTCAAAGTGGTTCCAGTACTAACATCACTTCTGGTGAGAATACAGCAATTAAAACTGGTTCTACTTTTGATGTTACGGCTCCTACAGCAGTTAACTTAAGCGGTGGTGGCACGAACTTTACTATTGCTGGTACAGTTGACAGTAGTTCACAAATTAATGCTTCAGACTTTGTTTCTCCATCAGTTGGTTTAAATAGTCACATTCACTTACACGCAGCATTCTCTGACGCAAGTAATCACAGTAATGAAATGGCAGCACCTGTTCAGGGTGGTGGTGGAAACAACGCTAAAGCAGCAGCAGAACCGCAGCCAGCTAACGATGTAGCACCAGTAACGCCGACAGTACAGCAACAAGAGAACGTACAGCATATTAACAGTACGAGCGAGGTTGGTCAAGTACTAACGCAAGATTTAGTGGTTTCAGATGGCGGTGAGGATAACACAACAGTTGAATCATACACTACTACCTATGAAGGTTTACAACTATTCATGCCATGTACCGGAACCATTCGTGAATTCGGATATTGGGGTAAAGGTGTTCCAACGCAAAGTGGAAGTACTACAAATCGTAATGGTTGGATTATTCAAGCCAAAGGTGATGTAGTTGCTCCAGATGGTGGTTTAGTTACTAAGATGGGTAATGGTGGTATTATTATTACACACCCAATTGGTTATAAGAGTATTTTCTATGATATTGATGTAACTGTAACAAACAAAGATACGGTAACTAAAGGTCAGAAGATTGGTACAGCTAATGGTGTATTTGAATTTGAAATTCGTCTTGCTTCAGCAAACATCTACGGGTGGAGTGGTACAGTTGACCCAGGATTATTCTACAGTACTGTAACTGCTAAGGGAGCAGATTGTGCGAATAAGAGTTTAACCGTTGGTAAACCTTCTAACCCTAATCCTAAACCTGCTGCTTCTTATTCAGAGAACAGTACAGATTTGGTTGTTATTACTAGCGTAGGAAGTATTGGTTCAGGATATTCACAACGTGGTTCTCTACATGTTCCAAGACGTACCAGTACTAAAAAACGAAATTCTAACACCTCAGCTAATGTTCCAGCAGAAGATTTGTCAAATATTGATAAAACCGCACAGGACTGGAAAGTATCACCATCTGATAGTAAATTACTTGAAGAAGTAAAAGAATTTGAAGGTACAATTCAATATCAAACAGCAGTTGGATATTATCGTAACGGTAGATTCTGGATCTATAAAGATAGTCTAGGTTATCCAACAATTGGTTACGGTCATTTAATCACTGCTGCTGACAACTTCGGTGGTGGTATTGATGAAGCTCAAGCAGATGCACTTTTACAGAAGGACTTAGCCCGTACTGTGCGTGATGCTCAATCACTTTATGCTCAGTATAATATGAAAACCCCATATATTTGTCAAATAGTTTTAGTAGAAATGTGTTTCCAAATGGGTAAAGGTAAAGTAGCTAAGTTTAAAAATACATTACAAGCTATGGCGAACGGTGATTATAAAGCGGCTGCAGCTGGTATTAGAAACTCAGCTTGGTATAGACAAACAACTCGTCGTGCTGAAATTATGGCTCGTCGTGTAGAGTCTTGTCAATAAATACTTGTACTGATTAATTCAGGAGGTATAAATGAGTAATTGGGTATTAACAAGTTCAGATTCTGGTCTTTTAAATGATATTAAAAATTTTGAAGGTACAATTGCGTATCAAACAAAAGTTGGATATTACAAGGATGGTAAATTCTGGACTTATAAAGATAGCTTAGGCTATCCAACAATTGGTTATGGTCATTTGATTTTGACAGGTGAGAACTTTAAACAAGGTCTTAATGAAAGTCAAGCTAATGATCTATTGGCTAAAGATCTCGCATCTAAAGTTGCTGACGCTAAATCATTGTATGATCAATATGGCATGAAGGGTGGAATTGCTTTACAAAAAGTACTAACTCAGATGGTATTCCAAATGGGTAAACCTAGAGTATCGCAATTCAAAAATGCTCTTACCGCTATGGGTAAAGGTGATTATAAATTAGCTGCTAAAGAAATGCGTAATTCTAATTGGTACAAACAAACTACATCACGTGCTGAAAAACTAGCTCGTATTGTAGAATCTCTATAAGGAATAACAGATGGCAGTTATATTCAAAGGCTTTTCTTCTCCAGTTGTGGGGAAGACTGAAGTACTATACGATATTGACATTGTTCGTCAAGACTTACTAAATCACTTTAACACTCGAAAGGGTGAACGTGTAATGGATGTTGAGTACGGTTTTATTGGTTGGGACTTGCTTTTCGAAATCGACAGACCAGGAAACTCACAACTACTAGAAGCTGACGTTCGTCGTATCGTAGCACTTGATCCTCGTTTACAATTGCTATCTGTAACCGTATCAAGTGTAGAATATGGTTATCGTATTGATCTTTCTCTCTATTATGTTCAATTAGAAACAGTAGAAGATTTAGAATTAGTATTTGATAACAGATCACAACAAAGAATGGCGTTTGTTAACGCTGCTTAAATAAAGTTTAAAGGCATCCTCTGGATGCCTTTTCTTTTGGATAAATATTTCTATATTATTATATGAGGTGTATAAAAACATGGCACAACAAAAACGACAATCCAATTTGTATGCTGCTGAAGATTGGCAACAAGTATATGAGTCATTTGCTCAAATCAACTTGACTGCGTATGATTTTGATACAATTCGTGAAAGTATGGTTAATTATCTTCGTCTAACATATCCAGATTCTTTTAATGACTGGATTGAAAACGACGAGTTCATTTTTATTCTTGATACAATCGCACTGATTGGACAGAACTTAGCATTTCGTATGGACTTGAACAGCCGTGAGAACTTTCTCGATACAGCAGAGCGTAGAGCTTCAGTACTGAAACTGGCTAAGATGATTTCTTATGCACCGAAACGTGCATACCCTGGACGTGGCATAGCAAAAGTTATGACCGTTAAAACAAACCAAGATATTAAAAATAGCTTTGGTCAATCTTTAAAGAACCAACTAGTACGTTGGAATGACCCAAGTGATAACAACTGGTACGAGAACTTCATTCTTGTAATGAACAGTGTTCTAATTGATACTAACCAATTTGGTGATCCAGTTAAAAAAGTAACAGTTAACGGGGTTTCGAACCAATTGTATCAGATGAATACAATTCCAATGACCGCTCCAAATATTCCGTTCACCGTGAATATTAATGGTGCTTCCGTTCCATTTGAAGTTGTTAACCCTGATATTACCAGTACTGGTACAGTTACAGAACGTCATCCACAACCACAAGAACAAAAACATATTATCTATCGTAATGATGGTAATGGGTTTGATTCACCATATACTGGATTCTTTGTATATTTCAAACAAGGTAACTTATCCTTTACTGACTACGAATATGACCAACGTATTGAAAGTCGTGTTCAGGATTTGAATACAAATAACATCAACGAGATTGATGTATGGGTACAAGAAATTACAGATGATGGTTTAGTACGTACAAAGTGGACACGTGTTCCAGCAATTGAATCAATTTCTTATAACTCTGTAGACCGTAAACAAAAAAATATTTTCTCTGTAACTACTCGTGATAACGATCAGATTACAATTAAATTTCCCGACGCTCGTTCAGGTCAAGTACCTCGTGGTACATATCGTTTCTGGTACAGGGTTAGTAATGGTGAAACTTATACCATTAAAACAACTGATATTCAGAATAAACCTGTAAAGTACACATATCGTACTAATACACAATCTGAATTCGAATCAAGTACTTTAGACATGCAATTTAGTCTTCAATTCCAGTCATCACTTGCTCAATCTCGTGAAACTATTGAACAGATTAAAGAACGTGCTCCACAATTATACTACACGCAGAACCGTTTCGTCAATGGTGAAGATTATAATATCGCACCACTAATGTTAGGGAACACTGTACTAAAAGCTAAAGCTATTAACCGTATCTATAGTGGACAATCACGTTTCATTGATATTAATGACCCAACAGGTAAGTATCAAAACACTGATGTATTCACTGATGATGGAGCAATCTATCGTGATACCATTCAAGCAAGTAATTCAGTACTTCTACCAACGGCGAAATCTAATACAGCAATCGTAATTGACAGTATTCAGCCTCTAATCGGGTCGAACGCAGTTATTCAGTTGTATCAAGAGTTCCCAACTAATACAGTTA